TCAGAATCTAGATGAGGTTTTGTTTTATTATAATATTCTCTTAATAGTGTGTTATTGTCAACCGCAGAATAATCCGCATTTAATCTTGCATAGTCTTGAACATTACCCCCGGTTTCTTTCATAAATTTTAAAAGACTTTCTATGCCCTCAGGTACTTCTTCTTTTAATATTTCTTTTTCTTTACTATTTAATTTTTCTTCAGTTTTTTGTACCGGTTCTTTTTCTTCAATTACAGCTTCTTTTTCATCTTCTTCTACTAATTTTAAAGGAGAATCTATTACTTCTTCGGTGGCCCGTACTTCTTCAGCCACTCCTTTGCTGTCTTCACTGTTTTCGGATTCTTTGATAATAGCATCGCTATCATCTGTCTTTTGTGTTGAAACGGCATTGTCTTCTGTGTTATTTTTTATTGTAACTTTTGTAACTTCAGACGGCATTTCTTCTATTGGTTTTGGGTCTTTAAGTTCAACTTTTACAATTTTGTTTTCGTCTACTAATTTTTTTGGCTTTGAAGGTTTCTTCATTTTAAATTCACCTTCTTGTTTTACTTCTGTTGACATAATATAATAATATAAAATTAATTAATAAAAATTACCTCGGCTCAAACTGTTCAAGTCCAAAGCCGCCTAATGTATCATTTCCAGCAGATTCAAAATCTTTTGGCAATAAATCATTTTTTCTTTGATCTATAAGTTCAGATTGTTGTGTGCCTTGAATTCGCACACGTTTATCCTTTCTGTCTTCTATTTCTTTTTCTTCTGCCGCACGAGACTCTACTTCTATTTGAGCAAGCTTCATTTTGTATTGAAACTCTTCTGCCATTAATTGTTTTTTAATTAAAGCTTCTTGTTCCATTTTATTAATTTCAAAATCTGTTTTAGCTTTTTCAATTTGCACTTTAGTTTGAGCTAATGCTTGTTGTTTTTGAACTTCTGATAGCGCGGCTGCTTCTGAAGCTTGTGCGTTAGCTTGCCCTTGCGCTTGTATATTAGCAAGCTGGGCTGCTTGTTTTTGTTCTTCTCTTCTTACTCTTCTTAATTTTAAAACTTGATTGGCTAATTTAATATTTCTAATCTCTCTAATATCAATAGCATCTTCAAGATTAATTGCATTTTGTTTTAAAGAAACTTGTATATTTTGTTCTAATTGTGCTTGCTCTTCTGCATCAGGTTCTAATTCTAAAAATATTCCAAAATTATGTATATCTAATTGCTCAATTTCTTGTAACGTACTTACATTAAATGTATTTATACTACTTAATAAAGCTTGTTTTGTTAAAGGAAAATTTAAAGCATCATTAATTCTTAAGCCTACTTTTTCAGCTGTTTTAACTGTAATAAACATTAATGCTTTAAGTATATGTCGTGTAGCCGTATTAGAATTAGCAGCAGCTAATTTTTGCAATCCAACTAAAGCATTTTTATCAGGAGTACTTGCATCTCTTGCTTCATTTAATCCTGTAGCGTCTCTAATCATTTGCAAATAATACTGATAAGTAGTAATAAGTGATTGTATTTTTGACATGCCATTGGAAGACTGCAACTCCTGTATTGGAACCTTCCCTCTATTCATATCTCCTTCCTGTGTTAAAGATCTTCCTACAATACTACCGGTTTGAAAATACATATTTAATGCTTCTGCTGCATTATAATTAGTTCCGTTGCCTAAATCTACTTCTGCCAAACCGTCCATATCTAAATATACCCCGTCAGGAACAATACGAGATAATACTTGCTGTAATTTTAAATGAGTCAGCTGTATCATGTCCGCAAACGTAGTACATTTTTCGACTAATGAAGTAACGCGACCTTTATACATTCTAGGAGCTGATAAAGAATAGTTCATATTTACTTTAGTAATATCTCCATAAGGTCTGGTCATGTTTTCAGCCATCTGCCAATTTAATATTTTTGGCATACCTAATATTTTAGCTCCTGTATATAAAACTTCAATGCTCCTGCTTATTCTTTCAAAATTATCACTTGCTGGCGGATCAAAAGTATCAGGCTTTTCTAATATTTTTTCTAACCCTTGCTCAGTATATTTTAATTTAAAAACTTGATTATTATAAGTTTTATATTCAAAAAATAAAACAGATACTAAGTTATTATCAGTTTGACCATTATAATTTCTTACATAGTTGCTATAATTACTTGGCCCTCTGTATTTTTGTACTTCTTCTAAATCCGCATCTGTTAAATAAGGAAATTGTCTTTTAAGTTCTGAAAGATTTAAATTTTTAACTTCACCAACATAATAAATATCTTCAAAATTTGGGTCTTCAGTATAAGAATAAACTAAAGCTGCAGGATCTACGTATTCTACTTTAACACCTTCTGATAAATTAAAATTTGTTTTTGAAGCTCCAATTCCTAAAACTACTAAATCATATGCAATGCGTCTTTTAATTTCATCATATTTATTAAAATCAAAAACATTACTTATAGCTTCTTCTTCTGCTATTTCTATACTTTGCTTATAATCTGTTTGAAGCATTACATCTAATTCTTCTTGCGAGGCTGGCAATTTATCTGGTTGAGAGCTAGCAAAAAAGTTTTGGCCTGTTGCTTTATTTAACTCCTGTATATATTCTCTATTTTGAATATCTCTTAAAGCGTTAAAAGCAAATTGAGTTCTTTCTTCGGTTGCAAATGGGTCGGTTGCATAAGCTTTTACTTCGTATCCTTTGTCAGTCATCCCGTTTACTACAATATTCACAAACTTAGGAATAATAGGAACTATTTTCCAATCTAAGTTTAAATAAGATAAATCACCATTTATTGATAATTCATCTTTATATTTTTGTACTGATTGCTCACCTCGAGCGTATAGTCTTAAGTTATGATAATTTTGAAAATTTTGTAAATATCTATCTCCTCCAGTATCTTGTCTAAACCATTCATTTTCAATAGCTTGACCAACTTGTAAACCATAGTCGTAACTATTTTTAACTTCATCAGATACTACTTGGTCCGGAAAAGAACTATTGTAATTCGTGTAAATCATCTATTTAAATTATTTTTGATGTAATCCCTTCATTGTTATACTTTCTAATCTGCAAGTTCATAGGTTCAAATATTTTTTTAGCTACTGGAGCATATTTATTTTTATTACAGGCCATTATAGCTAATCCAGAACTTATAGAAGCATCATGCTTAGTTCTATTATTTAAATTGAACTTAGACCAATCATTAAGAGTTCTCATAAAATACATATTTCCGCAATTATGATCTTTTAATCCAATATGCTCATCTATATAAGACTCAATAGCAGCAGCATGAGCTTGTTTCATATCTTCACTTGAGTTAGGAACTCCCCCCACCTCTTTTTCTGTTACTGATAATTTATTATAAATTTTATCAGGTCTGTTCATAGAATACCCTCGGTATCCTCTTCTTTTTAAATAATATAATAATCTAGGCTTATTGTTTTCTGCTAATATAGGCATACCATAAAAAACTAATGACATTAAAACATCTTCAAAAAATATTTCAGCATTATCAGGTCTTGATATATATTCTAAAAAAAATTGATTAGTAGGCACATCTTCTAAACTAAATTTTGTTAACCCATGCAATGCTCCCTTAGATCCTCTACCGTCTACAGTTCCTGAAATATCATAACTATCACATCCAAATGCTCCTAAATGCTCATTTCCAGGATACTTTAAATTATTCTTAAGTATTATATTATTTTGTAAATGAAACGGAGGCGACCAGGTAATATAAAATCTTCCTTGACGATTTGGCATAAAAATAACTTTACTATCTTTTACTCCATTTTCCCATTGGAAATTACCTTTTGTTACTAAGCTACTATATTTTATATCTTCAATATAATCTATCTGTTCGTAAATTTTAACTAGATTAAATAAAGATTGTTTAGTTTCATCTCTAAAAGCATGTTGTATCGTTCTTGGGAATTGCCTATAAAATTCATTTAAAGAATCTTGATCTTGTTTTAAACCTTCAACTTCATTATTCCAATAATCAATAACACCAATTGCTATTTTTGTTTTATCGATGCTTTGGACCGGTTTTTTGGGAGTGTCGAATACAGGTAATCCATACATATCAAGGAATCCTTCGTAATTCCACTCCATAGGTATAAACAAAGAATATAGTCCTGAGCTAGTCTGACCATTGGCGTTTCTTTTAGTAACATCGGATCCTTCATATATTTTTTTAAAATTTTCTCCACCTTTATCTAAAGCGTTTGAGGTAGAGCCCATCATACATTTTCCTACTACTCTACTTCCTAATCGTAAGGTAGTTTTTGTAACTCTCCAGTTATTAATTATATTATCTGGTCTTTCCCACTTTCCGGATTCATCATGTACTAATAGAATTAATTTTTCTCCGTCATAAGAGTTATCGCCTGTATTCTTCCAGTCGATAGTTGTATCAAGCCCATCAATATCTGATAATTCTTCGCCTATTTCTATCTTGCGCCGAGTTAGCTTTGAAGCTGGTACTCTATAAGCAAGCTCTGTCTTGGGGCGATCCATTCCGTCTTGTACGGGCTTGAAAAAGAAAGGATAGTTGGTTGATATTGGCACAACTTTATCGGTAAACATTTTTTTTGCGTCCGCTCCCGTCTTTGATAATATTCCAAATCTTGAGTCACTAGAAATAGTGGCTTGATTAACAGTTTCTGATGATGCCATGAAGCTAAATCCAGACCGTCTATTTTTAAGATAGCAGATGCCATAACATCTGTAGTCTGCTTTGCAGGCTTCCCAAAATATATAAAACAACCTGTTAGATTCTCTAAATTCAGCTGCTCCTACATCAATTTTTGTCCATTGCAAATACATATAATGAGAACCAGTAATATAAGTACTAACGCCTTTATTGTAAAAACTAAAGCCATTTTCTCTACGCTTAAACTCACTATCTATGTAGTCGTACCAGTTTTCTTTAAAATTATCCGGGTATTTTTCCCATTCAAAAACTGATTTTATTTTTTTTTTATTTATT